CCGATTGCTATCTTTGAACCAACGGACAGCATTCCTAAGACAGAGCGTTCTTCGGAAGACAACAAAGAATATGTTGTTGATGGCGATGGTTCTTACATCGAAGAAACGCATCAGCATTTTGTTGTTGTGTTAAAAGAGGACGGTAGTTTTGAGACAGCTTTGATTGCAATGAAGTCTACGCAGTTAAAGAAATCTCGTAAGTGGAACTCGATGATCCAGTCAACAACTATGGTGGGAAAAAACGGTCCGTTCCAAGCACCGCGTTTTAGTCACGTTTATCTTCTTAAAACAATATCAGAGGAGAACTCTAAAGGTGCGTGGCATGGTTGGGAGATGTCAAAAGAAGGCCCGATTGACAATGCAGGGTTGTACGCACAAGCAAAAGCTTTTGCGGAAAGCATACTTAGTGGAGATGTTGTTGTGAAACATTCAGAAGATGAAGTTTCCGACAGTAAAGACATACCATTTTAAGTAGCTGAAGGGGTGGTGGTGCCACAAACCCACCGCCCTTTCCTTTTTTTTAGGACCGACAATGTCAATTGAAAAGTTTTCCACAATATTTGATGGGCTCAAAGAAGCCTACGGAACATTTAAAATCGAGAAAAAACAGGCTAACGGCAAGAATGGCGGCAAAGCGGCTATTCTTCGCGAACCACGGACCATGGTGCTGTGGGAAGGCCACCTTACCGGAAAAGGTAAAGGCATTGGTATTATACCCATCAACGAGGAAAACAACTGCAAGTGGGGTTGTATTGATATTGATCAGTACCCGCTTGATCACAAAGATCTTGTTGGCAAGATTAACAAACTAAAACTACCTCTGGTAGTGTGCAGATCCAAGTCCGGTGGTGCGCACTGTTTCTTATTTACAAATGATTGGATTGAAGCTCGCGAAATGCAGAAGGCTCTCCAACATATGTCCGCGGCTCTTGGGTATGGCGAAAGCGAAATATTTCCAAAGCAAATAAAACTACACTTAGATCGTGGCGATGTGGGTAACTTCTTAAACCTACCTTACTACAACGCAGAAGATGGGTTGCGCTACGGTATTAAAGATGACGGCACGTCCGCCACGCTTCAAGAGTTTTTTGATATGTATGATGCCAAGGTGCAAACCCTTGAGGAAGTGCAGAAACTACAGATTGAAGATACTGGCGGAACAGAGCTTTTAAAAGACGGGCCACCGTGCTTACAAATACTGTGCGCATCTAAAGTATCTGAGGGTGGACGCAACAACGGTTTGTTTAACATTGGCGTTTACTTACGCAAGGCGTACCCCGATAGTTGGGAAGCAGAGATCCTACAGTATAATATGCGCTACTTGTCACCGCCCTTACCATTACCAGAAGTTAACATTGTGGCCAAGCAATTGGAGCGCAAAGATTATGCGTACAAATGCTCTGACGCGCCCATAAATTCACACTGCAACAAAGACCTGTGTAGGACGCGCAAATTTGGCGTAGGAGCGGCTGTACAGGGCGCGGCTATCGCTAACCTCAGAAAGTACAACTCAACGCCACCGGTCTGGTTTATGGACGTTAACGGCGAGCCTCTGGAACTAGACACCGAAGGGCTCCTTTCACAGCCCACGTTTCAAAAAGCCTGCATGGAGCAGTTGAACTTTATGCCACGCTCCGCGGCCAAGCCTGTTTGGGAAAGTCGTATTAGTACACTGCTTACAGAAATGAAAGATAATGAGAGCGCAATTATAGAAGTTGCTATGGATGCCAGCACTTCTGGCCAGTTTTATGACTATCTTGAGGAGTTTTGTCGCTTCCTACAACAAGCGCAAGACAAAGAAGAAATCTTACTCCGCCGACCATGGACAGACGAGGAAGAAAACATTACATACTTTAGGCTTCGAGACTTTGAAGCGCATCTACGAAAGAACAAGTTTTTTGAATATAAATCACATAAGATTGCACAGCGCCTACGAGACATAAACGGCGAGAGTGTTGTTCTTAAAATAAAAGGAAGGGCTGTCCGCGTTTGGTCTATCCCGTCTTTTGAAAGTGCAGACATGGATATATCTGTACCTAAATTTTCACAAGGAGAGGCACCGTTTTAATGTTATTAGCAGATGGATTTAGTCGAGCGTTTATTGGTATCGGTCACAGAGCAGGGTCAAACGACATTGCTGTCTATGACTACGACAGATGCGCCAAAGTGTTAATGCGCAGAGATGGCATGACAGAAGAAGAAGCATATGAATTTTTGGACTTTAATGTGGTCGGGAGTTATGTCGGTGACTTAACCCCCATTTTTGTTGAACGAGTTAGTATAAAAGAGGTTATTGATGAAGAATCGTGAAAGAGACTTTGAAATCTTTCGGTTGCGGAAAGAGCAATATTTAAATTTAAAAGTAATTGGAGATAGATTGGGTCTAAGCCAAGAACGTGTCCGTGTTATTGTAAATGATTTAGAAAAGCAGGGATATAATGTTCAGAATTTTCGGGCCGCCCGGGACGGGGAAAACGACCAAACTTCTTGATATGGTTGATAGGTCTTTGGAAGCAGGCGTTGAGCCTACAAACATTGCCTTTTTAGCTTTTACAAGAAAAGCCGCAGAAGAAGCGCGGGAACGTGCGGCGGCGCGGTTTAATCTTGATCCCAAGCAAGATTTGTTTTTCTTTAAAACGTTGCATTCGCTTGCGCTGGCCATGACGGACATCCGCACTGATCAGGTAATGCAACCAGAGCATTACAGAGAGCTGGGCAATGCCATTGGTGTAAGCCTACAATCTGAGAAAGCTGGGAGGTTTTCTGATTTACCTGAAGCGCAAAAATCAAGTGACCCTATCTTAGGTTTAATCAACCTAGCAATATTGCGCAAAGTACCCCTCCGTGAGCAATATAATATCAGCCGCATTGATGAAAGTTGGAATGTCGTGAAATATGTTGACGAGGCCCTGACCAAATACAAAAAAGGTTTTAAGCTCTATGACTTTACAGATATGTTGCGCGTCTTTGCAGAAACCGGAGATAGCTGTTGCCCACGGTTTGCTGTAACCTTCCTAGACGAAGCGCAGGATCTATCGCCCCTTCAGTGGGACATTGCACATATGCTAGACCGGCAATCAGAGCGCATGTATTGTGCCGGAGATGATGATCAAGCAATTTACAGGTGGGCCGGCGCTGATGTAGAGCATTTTATCGGGCTCGAAGGTGGGTCAGAAACACTGTCTCAATCCTACCGCGTACCAAAGTTGCCTTGGGAAGTAGCACAAAACGTCGCCCGCCGGATAGACCGCCGGTTTCCAAAAACATACAGCCCTCGTGAAGACAAAGGATTTGTTACAAGAGTGTCCATGATCAACGAACTGGATCTAAGCGAAGGCTCTTGGCTAATCTTGGCCCAAGCCGCATATTTACTGCAAGATGTTTCGTCGGATCTAAAAGCCATGGGGCTCCTGTTTACCTTCCGCGGTCACCGCAGTGTGTCCGAACGCATGAGCGAAGCAATTAACGGATGGGAGCAGTTGCGCAAAGACAACGAAGTTTCTGGCCGCGCAGTAAAAAGTATCTATAGTTACATGTCAAGCAAAGATAGGATAAAACGCGGTTTCAAAAGATTAGGCGGTCTGGAGGAAGACGAAATGTTTACCTTCGACGTCTTAGTCAAGGACTACGGCCTGCTGGCCACAAAAGAAATGATCTGGCACGTCGCCATGGACAAAATGCCAGAGACAGATCGCGCGTATATTATTGCTATGTTACGTCGGGGCGAGAAGTTTAACGCACCGCCCCGCATTACAGTGTCCACGATCCACGGATCAAAAGGCGGGGAGGCCGATAACGTGATCTTGTTTACCGATCTATCGCCCGCAGCCGACGAATCAATGCGACTTGATCCAGATGATATGCATCGAACCTTTTACGTTGCCGTTACAAGAACGAAACAGAATTTATTTATTGTTGAACCAGAAGATATATCAAGGAGTTATGATCTATGAAACGTGAAGAAATATTAAAAGAAGCAGAGGGCTTGGTAAACGGCCCACGGGCCAAGGACTACGGAGATGCGGATGTAAACCATATGCGTATTGCAAGACTATGGTCTGTTATACTGGAGAAGGAAGTAACCGTAGAGCAAGTTTATTTGTGCTTAGTTCAATTAAAGGTGTCACGTCTGATCGAAAACCCGTATCATACCGATAGCTGGGTAGACATTTGCGGCTATGCGGCATTGGCGGGAGAAGACTAAATGGCATTACAGATGGCGATGTTCCTGCCAAAAAGCGAGTGGGTGCCGCCAGCAG